TACAAGAATGCGAGAAAAATTAGATGAAGGAAATTTTGAATTAACTCTCGCAATGTTATCAGGTAGTATGTCCGCCGGCGTCCCTAATGCAGCTCATACCGGATCAAACGTCCGTGTATCAGGAACAGGCGAATATATACAAATTATTGATGATTCATCAACAACGGCAGCATCTGTAGGAATATCAGGAAAAGTATATAATCTTGTTTCTGGGTCAATTGATGGCGGAACAACGATATTCAAAGGCAATGCTGGTACAAGTGATCCAACTTATTTTGGATTATTGTATCCACAAGTAGGAGTAGTTGTTTTAAACGCAAATCAATTAGATAAAACAATTGCCAACGGTGGAGTTAATTTCGATACAGTAACTGGATCTTTAATACAAGGTGATAATGCAACGAAATTATATACATCAGTAGCAACAAGTTCAGGCATGGTGCCATCTACAATGACCGGAGGAATTCAAGCAAGATCATCAGAACAAGTTAAGTCTAGCTATTACTTTGTACGTGTTAAAAACGGACAATATAATTATTCAAATAATCCATCATTTGTGACAGGCTCAGCAGGAGCATTAGCATATTCAACATTCATAAATGATCCACAAACATTTATTACAACTATTGGATTATATAATGTAAGACATGATTTACTAGCAGTTGCAAAATTAAGTCAACCATTATTAAAATCGTTCACTAGAGAAGCTCTTATAAGAGTTAAGCTTGATTTTTAAAAATAAAATAGCAACATGATATGCCAATCACACCAACAGTTTTCAAAACTATTAAATCAAGCGACGTACATTATGCACAACCTTTCAAAGCCTACAAAAATTATAAATTAACTTCAATAGGATCTGCATCTGGATATGTCACCCAGTCGGCTGTGTACGCAGATTTTCGAATTGATTACGATGGAGAGATTTCTTATTTAACAAATCCTGACGGGTCAAATCAACACATTATATGGAAATCATTAGACCATAGGTTTTATAAAGCCGGCAAATATAACTACAAGACACAGGCAGTAGAACACAAGACATATGCATCAGAACATTTTCTAAACGTTAACACAGAACGAACCCTTTTCCATTCAGCATCAACACTTAGTATACCATACAATGATGTTGGCGAACGTATAAAGCCTGGGTCTGCTATTGTATCTTCTTCAATGGGTGTTGTAGAAATTACATTAAAAGATGATGGAGAAGGAAATTTACGAGATTCTGCAATCGCAACATCTAGCTTCGCATCATCTAGTCGTGAATTATTATATTTAACATTTAATAATGAGTTTAGACAGTTTGATGCACCATATGGAACGAATTTTAACGGAGAGATTCCTTATCGGTTACAAAAGTCACATCGATCAGCAACAACAGAAAATATTGATATCAACTATGGAGTTGTTTGTACTGGATCATTTGAAAATGCTAGCGGAGGAAGTTCAGGATTGTCAGGAATATTTTCAGGCTCAGATTCATATGTACGGATACCACATGAAGACGTTTTCAATCGATTTGGTAAACATGATGATTGGACAATATCATTTTATATATCAAAAAAGAATAATGATGTTAGGTCAAAGCCAATTATAACAAAGGGCGGCGTTATAGAAGAAACATATTATGATAATAACTCAGACCAATTAAAAATACGTACCAAAGAAATTACTATGCCCAATATCGCTGCAGATTATAGTAATGTAAGAACCCCATTTATAATAGGAGTATCATCATCAGCTACAAATAACGAAACATATCATTTCCAAGCAAGTAATGGAACTAATGCATTACATATATCATCATCAACGATATCAACAACTACAGACCCATCACTCGGGACATCTTGGAAGAATATTATTGTACGTAATTCTAGTTCATTATGTCAAATATTTGTTGATGGCATTTCATCCGGAACAAGTGGTTCAATACCAAACGGGTCAACAGCAAATGGAGCAGATGTTATGTTAGGTTCATTCACTACAAGTTCAATGACTGGAGCAAATGCTGGATTATATGATGATAGATTAGCAGAACTCCGTATGTATGATTATGCAGTCGAAGATGATGCAATTACATCATTAGCAAACCGACATTATTTATCAGGGTCATTATACCAAACGAATGTAGCAGGAAATATATTTTATAGAAGCGGACAATTAGTAGTTTCATCACCAATGCCAAAATATAATACAGGTTCTGGCCTTTTTGCAGAATCATATACAACATCATGGAAAGGAACACATACGATATATGATAATGAAGTTTTAGTTCGTGTTCCAAAAGGAAATTTTAATACAACAGTTAATCCATCGACAACATATACCGCGCCATTTGATACTTCATTAACTAAAGCACAACAAGTAGGAAGAGCCCCAGGCAACAGATATAAATCGATATTTGAATCAGGTTCAGCATATCCATATATTACAAGTGTAGGATTATATAATGATAAATATCAATTATTAGCTGTAGCTAAATTAGCACAGCCTATTCAAAAACGTAATGATATTGATATGAATTTCCTAATTCGTTGGGACTATTAGTATATTTATATTAAATAGGAATAAGTTATGTCATGGAGATCAAAATCCAAATTGCGTGCAAATGCAATAAAACATGGTTATAGAAGCGGATTTGAACATAAAGTTTCAGACCAATTAAAAGAAAATAAAATTAAATTCGGATATGAAACAACGGTTATTGATTATATCAGACCACAAACCAATCACACATACACAATCGATTTTACATTACCAAATGGAATATTAGTTGAAACAAAAGGTAGATGGGTTATAGAAGATAGAAAAAAACATTTACTTATTAAAAAACAACATCCAGAATTAGATATAAGAATAGTATTTATGTCAGGTAATACAAAAATCAGAAAAGGTTCTAAAACTACATATGGAATGTTCTGTGATAAACATGATATTAAATGGGCAGAAAAAGAAATACCAACTTCTTGGTTTTCTGAAAAAAATTAGGTTATTTGATAAATTTTCTATATATTAGAATATGAGTAAACTTTCTTTAATTACGTTATTAGAATCTATTTTAGGTAAAGGTAAAATTAATTCAAATAATAATATTGCATTTTATTGTCCATTTTGCCATCATAAAAAGAAAAAACTAGAAATTAATATCATTACTCAATATTGGCATTGTTGGGTATGTAATGTAGCCGGACGTAAATTACCAATCTTATTTCGTAAATTAAATGTACAAAGAGAAAAAATATCTAAATTAATACAATTAATTGATGATGTAGAATATAAACCAAAAACAACAACAACAGATACTCCAGTATTACAATTACCTGAAGAATATAGACCATTATGGAAATTAGATAAAACATCACCAGAATATAGAAATGCTATTTATTATCTTAAAAAACGAGGTATTACAATATATGATATATTAAAGTATAGAATAGGATATTGTAGAAAAGGACCATATTACGGAAAAATAATTATTCCGAGCTATGATGCAAACGGAAGTTTAAATTATTTTGTAGGCAGAGCATATTATAATGAAGATAAGTTTAAACATAAAAATCCGCCGACGTCAAAAGATATTGTAGGTTTTGAATTACATATTAATTGGGATTTACCTATTGTATTAGTTGAAGGTGTATTTGATGCAATCGCAATCAGAAGGAATGCAATACCATTATTTGGAAAAACAATTTCAAATACATTAAAGAAACGGATTGTACAAAAAGGAGTTAGAGAAATTTATATATGCCTCGATCGAGATGCAAAAAAACAAGCATTAGAAACAGCAGATTATTTTATGAATAATGGATTAGATGTTTATTTTGTAGATTTAATAAGCAAAGATCCAAGTGAATTAGGATTTGAAAAAACAAAAGAAGTTTTAGATATGACAGAATGTATGAGTCAAGAAGAATTAATGGAACAGAAAATATTATGCACACTATAGATATAGGAATAGAGAACCTAGATAAAATTTATCACATTGCAGATGTACATGTAAGGAATGTTAGACGACATAAAGAATATAAGTTAGTATTTAATCGATTGTGTTCATATATTAAAAAAACAAAGACACAAAATTCTTTAATATATGTAGCTGGAGACATTGTACATGCAAAGACAGATATGTCACCAGAACTGATAAATATGGTGTCAGAATTTTTTAAAAATCTAGCCGATATCGCCCCTACAATAATTATTACAGGAAACCATGACTGTAATTTAAATAATAGTTATAGACTAGACGCCTTAAGTCCTATCGTTAAAGCCTTAAATCATCATAACATATACTATCTTAAAGACAATGGTGTATACTTGGTATCCGGTGTACACTTTAACGTAATGTCTGTTTTTAATAAGCCAATAGATTATATAAAAGCAGATGATTTTACTGGAGATTATAAGATTGCGCTTCATCATGGCGCAGTACATAATGCGTCAACAGATGCAGGTTTCATATTAAGTAATACCCATGTCACAACAGATTTATTCAAAGGACATGATTTGACATTATTAGGAGATATTCATAAATTACAATATCTAGATGATGAAAAAACAATTGCATATCCAGGATCTTTAATTCAACAAAATCATGGAGAAAAACTAGGCCATGGAATTTTAGTCTGGGATTTAAAAACTAAAAAATCTGAATTTGTTGAAATTGTAAATGATTATGGATATTATACATTTGAAATTGATAACGGAAAAATAACAAACCCTAGTGATAAAGTTCCGTTAAAACCAAGATTAAGATTAAAAGTAAAAGATACTGATTCTGCTACATTAAAACGAATTATCGCAAAAATAAAATCTAAATACAAAGTACAAGATATTTCACTTCAGAAAATTAACGCGTTAAATACTACTGACGCAAAAAATAAAATTAATTTTGGAAACATAAGAGATGTAGAATGGCAGAATAAAGTTATTTCAGAATATTTGTCAGATGAATATGCACTTGATGACGAATTACTAGATACAATAAGACATATAAACAGAACCATTCATTCTAAATTACCAACAAGTACATTAACAAGAAATATAACATGGACTCCTAAAAAGTTTGAATTTTCAAATATGTTTAGTTACGGAGAAGACAATGTAATAGACTTTACAAACATGAATGGCGTGTACGGATTATTTGCTCCTAATGCGTCTGGTAAATCTACATTATTAGACGCATTAGCATTTACTTGTTTTGATAGATGTTCTAGAACAAAAAAAGCAGCCCATGTATTAAACAATAAAAAGTCTAGATTTAATTGTAAATTTCAATTTGAGTTAGGAAAATATAATTATTTTATTGAAAGAATAGGAAAGAAAAATAATAGAGGCCATGTTAAAGTAAATGTAAATTTTTGGAGAGTTAATAAAGATGGAAATGAAGAAAGTTTAAACGGAGACCAAAGGGATTCTACAAATAAAAGTATAAGACAATATTTAGGTTCATATGAAGATTTTGTTCTGACAGCATTATCATTACAAAATAACAATACAGGATTTATAGATAAATCACAAAGAGAAAGAAAAGAATTATTATCACAATTTTTAGATATTGATATATTTGAACAACAATATCAAATAGGACATGAAGAAATTAGAGAAACAGCAGCTCTTATTAGAGAATATAAAAGAAAAGATTTTTCAACTAATTTAGTATCCGCAGATGAAATAATAACTCAATATACTGGGTCATATGAACAAATGAAAGTTGATAAAAATGAACATGAAGAAATGAAAACTAATCTTAATGATATTATTTTTACTATGACAAAAGAGTTAAAAAAGGTCGATGATACATTAAACGAACCAGAAATATATGTATTACAATTAAAAGAATGTGATGATGAAATTAAAATATCTATAGAAGAAAGGGAAACTCAAAAAGAATTAATTAAAGAACAAAAAAAATTAATTCGAGAAACCCAACAAAAAATTAATAAAATTGATGAAAATAAATTAAATCAACAAATTACCGATTTAAGTGATTATCAATTAAACTTTAATAAAAGAAATCATGACTTAAAAGTAAAGCAGCTTAAGATACAACATGCACAAAAAATGGTTTCAAAATTAGATAAACATGAATGGGATGAAAATTGTGAATTTTGTATGGCCAATCCATGGTTACATGAAACTAAACAAGTTGCGGATTGGTTGCCTAAATTAATTGATGAGGAGCAAGCAATAACATTTGATATAGATGATATTGGAAATAAAATTGCTGACATATTAGATACTAAACCAAAAGAAAAATTAGCAGCATTATCTAATATGAAGCATGCATTAGGAATAAGCAATGGAACATTAATTACACAAGAACATTATCTAGAAACAATAAAATGGAATCTAAAAAATTTACGTACAAACAGAACAGAAGTAAATTCATTTCATAAAAAGTCATTAAAACAGAAAGATAATATTAAACTTAATAAAAATAAAAATTCTGAAATATTTGAAATTAGAGAAGAAATAACAACCGTTAATACAGAATTAGGACAATTACATTCAAACCTATTAACATTATCAGGCAAATTAAAAATGGCTGAAAAGTCTAGACAAGATGCTCATGATGGCATCAATAGATTAAAAGATTTAGAACAGCAATATAAAGGGTATGAATATTACCAAAAAGCAGTTTATAGAGACGGAGTTCCGTACCATTTAATATCAAAAGCACTTCCACAGATAGAATCTGAAATAAATAATATATTAAATCAAATTGTTGAGTTTACAATGATATTACAAACAGACGGCAAGAATATAAACGCATATATTGTTTATGATGATGATAATTACTGGCCATTAGAATTAACGTCAGGCATGGAGAAATTTATTTCATCACT